CAATACTCTGTCGCTTCCGGACTGTTCGGTATACCATAGATGTGGATGTATCCGCTCTTGTCATTCACCCATTTGATATTGCTCAATTTCAGCCCGTCATAGTCGTAGGTGAAGTATCCCGTCTTGATAGGCTTCGGTATAGCATCAAGTCGTGCCTGAATTGCCCTAGCATCAAACACTGTCTTGCCGAGAATACCCCACTTGCCCAGGCAGTAGACTTCGTAGGTATACTCATCGATCTGTTTCAGGTCTTCCAGTGCTTTGCGGTCATCGTCTGTGAGAAACTTATTGTCCTTGTATGTGCTGAAGCACACCGTAGCCAGACCAGAGTCAATGAAGTGTCCCTTGATCCAGTGCTGTATGTTGATGGGGTTGAAGCTGAGTACCATCTGCTTCTTGCTCTTACCGCCACGGAGTCGAACCTTTAACTGGTTGATGTCAGCTTCCTGGCACTCCGTAGCTTCCTCTACCCAGATGTCCGTCAACTCACCATTAGCAAAGGTGATGGACTTAATCTTCTCAACATCGTCCAGACCAGCAAAAGCTATCTCGTTCCCGGTCAGCTTACAGACGATGCGCATATCCGATTCATTTATCTTGAAATGCTCACTTAGTCCCCAATTGGAGATGACTTGCTTCAGTAGAGGAAATGTAGACCTTCTGTTGGTATCTGCTGTCTGTCTCACTATCAGCAGATTGCACTTCTTCGGCTTTATCTGCTTGTATATGATCCGCTCACCGATGAAGTAACTCTTGCCGGATGATCCGCCACCATAGAACACAAGGTATCTGTCCTCGTTATCCAGGTATGGTAGATACACATCATTGAAGACTTTCTTGCTTATCCTGATGCTTACATCCATCAGTCATCCACCAACTCTACCGTGATGTTCACCTTGCTGTTGACATCAGCTTCTATCGTCTGCTTCTCTGTCCATCCCCTGAAGTTGTTTGCAAGGGAGAACTTTGCACCATTACTGCCATTCTTGTCGTAGAGTCTTTCTTCTGCGTACATTTCGACTCTTGCCTTCGCTCGCATAATCGTGTCATAAAACTCTTCTTTTGCTTGATAATTCAGCAGTGCTTGTCTTGAATTAAAACCAAGTGCAAGAGCAAGGCCAGTGATCGTGTACGGTCTTCTGTCATCCCTGATGACCCTACCGTCTTTATTTCTCATAGGCTTGCCATCTTCGTCTAAGAGGACTTTACCGTCACACTCTTCGAAGTAGGCATCAATTAGCTTTTGCATCTGTTCTGCCGATGTAAACATAGGCGGTCTGCCACCTGCCATCTCTCTCACCCCTTTGCGCTATAATAAAAAGCATTCCACAGGCTTGCCCACACCCATAAAGGGCATGGACAATTCCTATGGAATGCTCCGTCATCTATCCTGGTTCAGGTCAAACCTATGATAGAGAAATATATTATTTATAATTTGGCCCACATATCATGCTTCAGGCCATGCAGATAGATTACAGGTGACCGTTTGGAAGCTGGCTTGAATCCTGCCTTGTCACCATAGCCACCATAATCCAAAGATGCAGCTGTGTTCACAAACAGTTTGTCAACCATGCCAAAAGTCGAAGTGCTTGGATAAGTCCTGAAAAATCCTTCCCGGAAAATCACGGGAAGGTGTGTGTGGGAATGGATATAAATGTCCGCATCCACAATGGAAGCAAGGTCAGCAAGTCTGTTCACCTTGCCACCTTCCCTTCTTCCACCACCGGATCCGTGGGTCACATATGCTGTGTAAAGCTGTGGCCTGTTGTGGTACTTTCCACCCTGTGTTCCAAACCGGATGAAAAGCAGTGCCGTGGTGGGTGAATACCGTTCAGGAATTCCAAGCTGATTGCACATGATTTCGGTCATATCGATTCCATCCGATTTCCACACCCTATTTTCATGGTTTCCTGGGAGAACCGCCAAAACCTTTTTGGCTTCCACCAATGGATGAAACAGTTTCACGCACAGTTCTAGCTGTTGCATAGGCTGAATCGAAGCAGAATATGTGTCACCGATACTGGATGCAATGGCAGTGTCCATCAGGTCGCCAGTAAGGACACAATAAGCATTCGGTGTGGTTCTGATATATTCAATTTCTTCCATGATGGACTTGAAGTCACACATGCTGTCACCAATGTGCTTGTCACCCATGGGATGGATTTCAATAACTTCCGCAAAGGGAAGATCACATTTGATTGCTTTCATATTCATCACCCCTTCAAAAGGAATGCTTTATTCACTGTCAGTCAGCGCCACCTGACCGACACAGCATATTAGGCACTCAGCCGGATTGCTGGTGTATGCTCATTGCACCATAGGCGGTAGCCGATTGCCACCGCCCCAAGGAGGTAGGTATTTTACGGATTATTCCCTATGACCTGGAAGTCCGCTGGTGCTTAAACAGAAAAAAGCCCAAGTTCCATACTCAGGCTTTCAGTCTCAGGGAGCATTCTTTTGTTTACCCTTCTTGCGCTCTACAAGAAGATCAACTCAGTGGACATTCTTTATCGCTTGTGTCCTGCAAGCCAAAACTGTTAAGTATTGCTAAGCTTCAACATTTTTCAACAGTTCTGCCTATCCCCCTCTTATTAACCTTTTTTACATTTGCATACAGAAAGCCTGACCGGGAGAGGAGGAAGAGGAACCCGGTCAGGCTGGAGATATTACCGTTTATTATTTCACTATAATAATAACATACTTTTACCCTGCTGAACACTGAAGTGTCGTGAATCTTTGTGAAATTGTATCAAAAGAGCAAGTTTTTTTAGTCCTGGCCTGTTATTTATAGTCCGCTATCAGCGGAAGACGGAAGTCCTGTTTCTTCAGGAACTCCTCATAGCTGTTGTATTTGTCCAGGACTTTATATGGACACACATCATAGGGGCAAGTGCTGAATTTTTTCTCTTCCACTTTGGTCAGTCCTTTGTGAAGGCAGTAATTGCATCCACGCTTTTTTAATTCCTTTTTCCCTATAATGCGCACTATTCATTTCCTTTCTTTTGATCCAGCAAGCTTTTTTTAGTTCTCTGGCACGGAACCCATTTGGCAACTTCCCGGTTATGCTGATACAGCTTCTTCCGGAATCTCATGTCGGCTCTGGCATTCGGTATGTAGGTGGTTGTCATCCCGTACATTTTAGCCTTTGCCATTATCCACCTTGCGCTTTCTGATCTCCTCCAGGGCACTCAGCGCATTGTTGTGCCAATAGCGAATCGATCTGGTACTCACCCCAATGTCAGCTGCAACCTCATCAATCTTCTTGTATTCGAAGTAGATTTTATGCAGAACCATAGCGTGATTGATATCCGTCAGCTGGTCGATAAGCTGTGTGGCCTCCAACTTCAGTTCTATGAATTTATCAATCTTCCGGTTGACCTCTTTCTCGATATCCCATATCTTGATAGAGATGTCCTCCAGTTTGTTCTGTGCGCTGGATCCGCTTACGGCAGACATAGAGAAAACAGTTGTCATCTTTGTCCGCATGGCATACAGCTTCTGAAGGCTTTCCCATCTGTTGTTAATTTGCGTGTCCATCCGTTGGATCTGTTCCAGGTATTTCTTTGCTTCCAACATTCACATCACTCCCCGTAAAACATTTTGTTGTATGCATCATACCGCTTCTGGATATCCGTACTGGCGATGTCAGGGTCATACTGGATCATCTGTTTGAAGGCACTGCACCGTTCATTCTCAGGACATCCGCACCGATATACGCAGTTGGGAACCAGGACATCCGACAGTTCCGGTTCCGTCTCCCGGAGTGTGGCCTTCAGATCCTTGGCGAGATCTCTGGTCTCCTTTGCTGCCATGAAGCACAGCCGTTTTCTCATGGTGTCAATCAGGTGCTGTGCGTTGGCATCTCCGATGAACTGTACCGGTGCCTCCTGGGGTGCTTTCTTCCGGTCATATTTTCCCTGTCTGTCATTGCGCTGGGTGTTGGTTCTGCTCCTCCAGATGTGGGTCTTCCAATGCATTGCAACCCAGTAGGGGATGCTTGCCCATCTGAACTTGACCTCGATATCCCGGATAGGGTCATGTTCGGATAGCAGGATTGCTTTCTTGAACTCCTTGGAAGGCTCATGACCAAGCCCTCCTTTGGATACCGTCATCCGACAGTCATTTACCACCTCCTCCCAGTCACCTTTGATTTTCAGAATTTCAGTCACCATTTTCATCATCCTCTCCTTCGTATTTTTCTGCAGAATTGCCAATGTTTTTTCTGGCTTCTCTGAGCCTATCCGCTAACACTTGCTTTGCTTCTTCCGTCATTTCCCTACGCTGTCTGTAAGGATTTTTTCCGAAGCGGAAGGGATACAGAGGGCACTTTTCCACCGGACAGCATTTCACCTCTGCCGTTGACCCTCCGCTGCACTCCACGCAATACTCCCGGATCGCTTTAACCGGATTCGTTGCCATTGCAATACCCCCTGACTTCTTTTGGACCGATGCCTTTGATTGTGATTTTTTTCACTCCCGGAAAATCGGCCACAAACTCCACCTCCATCTTAGCTTCGCACACAGGACATCTCTTCCATCGAGGACTACCGCTGACCATGCACTCAGAGCAAAAGCAAGTGTCTTTCTTTTGAATCCATCGACCGTGCTTCTCCTCAGAACACGAATCTCCAAGAGGAATGTCCTGTTCGACAAAAATATCGATGCCACCGCCCTGTATCCGGCATTGGAAAACATGGCCTCTGCCGTATCGGAATGCACACCGCTGATCCGTGACCTTGAGTTTCTGGATAACATCTTCGGTTATCATCTTCTTGGTATCCTCGCAGCCCTTGACATATCCGTTTTTATAGGATTCTTCCATTGCAATATAGATGTCCAATATCATTCATCCCCCTTGTATTCAATCACCGTTGCAATGGCAGACAGGCAACCAATAGCACCTTTTGCCTGATTTTCATCTGTGTTGTACTCCCAAAAATCAGCAATCATGGTGTCAATCAGGGCAAGCTTTTCTTTATCAGTCATCGGTTCTCCTTTCTCCCTTATAGCAGATGACTGGGCCACTCAGTTCTTCCGGGTCAATACCGTCATGGGGAAAGCGAACCTTGGTGTAGCGATATCGTTCCGGGTTTCCGGATTCCTCACCGTAATCATCGTAATACATACCAGATCCTGCCTTCCGTCCACCATTCCTGAAGGTTGTGTTGCGGTACATATTTCCTGTTTTCTTAGTCATTTGTTCCGCTCCTTTTCCGCTTCTCGTTTCGTCTTTCTGCCTTCACAAGGAGCGGTTCTGGTTGTCTCTCCGCAAGCTTTGAAGTAGGTACAACCTATGCAAGGATGCTTAGGCATCCTCACCACCCCCTTCTTCGACCACTCTCCACATGATGCTAAGTTCCACCATTTCATTTTCCAGCAACTCCTTCAGGGTGTTCAGGGCAAGGTTTGCAGGACACTTGAAGGTCATACTTCCGTTGGCAGGAACAGCGGTCTGGGGAATGGGGTAATATTTAGCTTCAGGAATAATCCAAGGAATGTCTTCTTCCACCACTGCTTCCGGTTCTTCCTGAACGGGGATTTCTTCCGGTTCTTCCATGACCGGGGTGGGCAGCTTGTCAACACCATTTGCCCATGCAAGGAAGGCTTCCTTGTCCCAGGACTTATTGCCACCGTGCTTTTCACCATGGCCCAGACCAATCCGCTTGATTTCATAGGACATGATGTGCTTGTTGACACCCAGCATTTCACCAATTTTACAGTCCGGAACACGGAACTTCTGCCGAAGCAGTTTGATATATGTAACCTTCAGATCATCCGGCATAGCTTTGAATTCATCCCAGGACATAGGATCATTCAGCCGGAAAGATTTACATTCACCGTTCATTTTCTTTAACTCCTTTTTTGATAGATTGTCGGAGGGAAGGCGAACCTTCCCACCCTTTCCGGTATGCGTTCTTCTGCCTCTTGCACTCCTGGCGGTGATTCCTTTGTCTTTCACATCGGAAATGAAGGAGTAGGTTTCATCCTTCATAGGGTCACCGCCTTCTTGACTCTGTAGTTCCGCTTGCGGTCCCTACCAATGGTCATCGCCTTGGCCCGTTCATAGATTCTGCCACCAATGGCTTCGTCAATGTCCAGCAGCTCATCTTCTGTAAGTTCACTGGAGATGATGGTCAGGAGGCCGGGGTTGGTATACCGAGCGTTGATGATTTCAAAGGCCACATTGATGTCAGCGGATGTAGGTTTATTAGCGATGTCATCTTTTGACATGCCCGTCTTGAACAGATCATCAATGTACAGGACATCGCATGTCTTGTATTCTTCGACCAGCTTGCGGTACTCCTCGGAGTCATTGACCGCAGCTTTGATTTTCACGATGTCCTCTCGCCACATGAAATAGCGCACTTTCTTCCCGGCATAGATCAGTTCCCGGCAAATGGCACAGCATAGATGGGTCTTACCGGATCCGCTCTGACCGCCAAGAAAGAACCACCCTTCCGGATTCTTTGCATACTCCATAGCAGCCGTTTTGATGGTCTTCTGCCACGGCTCGGTATCTTCGAAATTACTGAACTTGTAATCCTTGATGATGTTTTTCAGTCCGCTCTTATTCAGACGGATGATAGATTTGCGGATCTCATCACACTTGCAAGATGCAAAGCAGTGAGAATATGTGCCATCCTCATTTTCCACCAGCTTTGCGATAAAACCCTTATTCTTGCAAAGGGAGCATTCATAGCCATCCTCCAGATGTCTGTTGCCAATGGCATCATTCAGACCGTCCACCTTAAACTGCTCATATTCCTTGGGAGAGAGGTTAAATGTAGTGTCCGATCCGTACCTCCGAAGAATTTCCTGAATGTTGTCCATAGTTGTTTCTCCTTTCAGTTGTTGGGGAATAATTCTCATCCAGGTAATCTACATATCCTGAATTGAAAAATGTGCTTCCGTTCTGTGGCTTCCTCCAGGAAGCATCTTTCTTCAGTTCTGTCAAGTATCGCTCAATTGCCTGTTCCATAGCATCATAGCCTATCTTATACAAGGCTTTCCGCTTGGCTTCAGACACTTGACCTTTTCCTTTTTTCACGGGATACATTTCCCAGATAGATTCAAAAAATGCCTCCACATCAGCCTTTGAAGGCTGAGCTGCACTATTTTTACTCTCCTTATCTATACTATTCTTATCTATACTATACTGTGGTTCCGCTTGGTTGCCGTTTGGTTGCCAGGTGGTTGCCATAGCATCTGCTGACGGGATTTCCAGCACATCCTGTGCTTCGGAAAGCCTTTCCGTATAGGCATTGTTCTCCTTCACTTCCAGCTGAGCAAACTCTTCCTGGTACTGTGTTGGATTGTAACGGTCTTTTCGGAGTGTGTTGTGCATCCTCCAATGCTTGATCACGATAACACCGTTGGCAAAGCCTATAACGAATCGCTTTGCAAGCAGAAGCTTCAGATCATCCTCCGATGCACCGATTGTTCTCTGAATCCGCTTTGGATTGTTGATAAATCCATCGTCATCTGCTCTCATATTCAGGTGGAAATACAGTGCCTGTGTTGACAGTGGCATATCCAGAAAAGGATCGCTGTCAATGATCTTCTGCGTGAACATCCGCTTTTCAGCCAACAAGGATCACCGACTTTCCTACATCAGAGAACTTATAAGATGTCCGCTGCTTCGGATCGCCATACTCCACACCGAACCATTTGTGTTCCCTGTTGATCTCCACAATGACTCCTTCTATCTCGCATCGGCATTCCTCAATACCAAAACCATATCCGGTTTCAAAAGGGTCAAAGCGCACCTTCTGACCGATGGTCACATATCGTTTTGCCATCAGGACACACCCCCTTCCGGTTCCTTGATGAAGTACCGAAGATATCTGGTTTTGTCACCTTCGGAATTTACCCGTTCTTCCCAAATGCTCTGGACATCATATCCGGACTTTCTCAGTTCACTGATTCGCTTGGACGGGCTGTTCATATTCAGCAGTACCGCTGCCTCACGATTTGTGATAGACCCGTGTTCAGCGCAGTAGCCAAGAATTTTTCCTTTCTGTGTTGCCGGGTTCATATCATCACTCCTTCCTAAATGTCACCAGTTTCCCGGTGCTGTGACCGTTCACTGGAAAATCCCTCCGGATATCTCCGCATCAGCTTGTCGATGTTCATCTGCATGATGGTTTCCAACTCATAGCCGATGGCAGTGGCCAATTCTGCCACATACCACATACAGTCTCCGAGTTCCTTTGCGATGTGTTCCCGGTCAAGGTTGTGGCCTTGCATCCAGCATTTCTTCACCAGATCCGCAACTTCACCGGATTCACCGCAAAGCCCAAGCGCACCGTTCATGATGTGGAGCGCATTGGAGAGTTCCTGGTTGCTTGTCCGCATGGCAAGCTTCTGGTATTCATTCGCAGTCATCTCATTTTCCTTTCATACTTCGTCAATCAGGATGCCGTGGATGTAGAGCATCAGCTTCTTCTTCAGGGTGAACACCGCATAAGCACCGCCACCCTTGAAACCCTTGACATCCTCCACGATGCGCTCCCCGTCTTTTACATATACAAAGTCCGCTACATAGTTCACTCCCCGGAGCAAGACCTTCTTGGTGTCCGGGTCTTTCTGAGAGGGAATCAGTTCAAACCTGACCTGGCGCTCCAGGCCGGAGATTTTTCCGGCCCTTTGGAGCAGCTTCAGTTCGTCATGCCTTCGGTACTCTTTTACAGAGTCATAGGTTTCACCGTTATAGGTGATTTTCCGGTTGCCATACTTAGAACGGGAGGCCATAATCAGGCTCCTCCATCTTTTCAAAGTTGCCAGCAGGAGCGGTATCCTTCTTCGAATCCCCAAAATAGAGATTCTCGGCAACTACTTCAGCGGTCTTGCGCTTGTTTCCATCCTTATCAGTCCAGCTGCGGATCTGGAGCCGACCGGAAACCACAGCCACTCTGCCCTTTGCAAAGTAGTTGTGGGCGAACTCAGCGGTCTTATTCCAGCAGACAACTTCAATGAAGTCCGTCTCCTTATCCTTGGAGAAGTCCCGGTCAACCGCCAGAGTGAAACTGGTAACAGCTGTTCCACTGCCAGTTCTCCGCAGCTCAATTTCGTTGCAGATGCGACCCATGATGTTGATGTGATTCAGCATGATATAAATTCCTTTCTATTCCAAATAAGATTTTCCGATAAGTTTAATGAAGTCATCCCTTGTGTGGGACTCCTCAAAACGAGCCTGACAGATCTGCTTCAGGGTCATATCCAGTTCGTGCCCATTCTTTCCATGGACACCGTAGTCTGCCTGATTGTGATAATCTCCTCGCAGCCAGACCCAGAAACCATTCTTTTCACTGATTTTCCGTCTGCCTCCGGCATAGATGTGATGCTTATGGAGATTGACAATCGAGCCTGTCATGAAGCATTCTTTCTCGGTCTGCATGATAGATTTAGCCATTCTTACCTCCCCATGAACTCAGCAAGCTGTCAATCTCCTCTTGCTGTTTTGTTTCGATGCCCAGTGCCTTGCAGTCCTGGACGATGCTGTCGATGAGCCTGGACATCTGTTCCACATCGTAGCAGGAGGAACCGTAGTACAGCAGGACATTGGTGCAACCATTTATCTTGCTGTTCATGACCTCCGTAAACCAGCCGATTCCATTTCTCTCCCATGTGTTTCTGAGAGAATCGGCAGCTTCGGTCTTGATGCAGACCACATCATAGTTGCCACCCAACTCCCGGATGGCCTCCCGGTATACCTCGGCTTTGGGGACATTGGTCTTTTCAGCAATCTTTCCAATCAATAGCCAGAGGTAGCTATTGGCATCCAGGCTCCGCTTGACCTTGTATTTGCCAAGCTTGATGGAGATCCTGTCCATTCCCCGGAGCGCATTCACCATATCCAGTGCGCTTCTGCGCTCATCCATCTCCAATGTGACCAGGGGTTTTCCCTCAAAAGAGAGGGAAACTCCTGCAATCTTTCCCGTCAACTCATGCATAGGCATCAAAGGGTGATGCGGACGAAACCGCTTCTGCCGTTGGTCTTCTTCTCCACTTCGTGCAGATACATCCCATAAAGTGCCGGGTTCGCCTTCTTGAAAGCCTCTTCATCAAACTCCCTGACCCATTTGGAGGAGCCGGGAACCTCGTCAACTCTGGTAATCTTCGTGCCGTTGGGAGTCACCCAGGACTTCACATTGTGCTTCAGCATTTCGTTGTACAATGCTTTCTTGGCTTCCTTTAACTGATTCTCGATTTCCTTCATAGTGGAGAGTTGCTTTTCAAAACCGACCACCTTGTTGGAAAGAGTAATCAAGCTACCGCTCGACTGGAGGAAATCCTGTTCAGTGAGAAGGGGATTGTCTTTCAGTCTGGCGAGATCCGCTCGGAATCTATCAATCTCTCGGTTAACTGCTTTCAGAAGAGGAACATAGTCATTTGCATTGATGACGAACACTTGGAGTCTATCAGGGTCAAACTCTAGGCTCAAATCCTCTGGTCTGTTGTAAACTGCCAGCTTGCCATGCTCGACTCCGTTCTCTTCCATGTACTTGACAAGCTGCACCAGGTAGACCTTGTAAGCAACTACAGAAGAATAGACATTGGAAGTGGTCTTGATTTCCAGAACGCACTCACCGTTGAATCCGTCCGTGTGGCATCGGATATCGCCATCGATTACCCGGCTCGGAACAAATGCCACTTCCTCACTCCGGTTGATGTAGTCCCGGATCTTCGGCTCCATGATGTGACCGTATTCGGTAAAGATGTTGCCGTTGAAGTTGTCTTCCTTCAGGCCAGCCTTCTCCAGAAGCAGATCCCATCTGCGCTTAAAGGTGGAGATGCCCATAATCACAGCGATATCAGAACCGCCAATGTAATCCTGGCGATTTTCGCTGACATCAAATTCTCCGTACTCGATGCACAGCGCATCCTTCACTTTACTCATGCGTTCTCCAACTCCTTCAGCAGTCTCAGGAATACAGCATCATCCTTACAGCCCTTCAGATTGTGTTCCTTGGCAAAATCGTGAGAATCCTTACCAAGTTCAGCAAGTCTGTCGATCAGCATCTCACGGGGTGGCTTGCCATTGGTCTGCTTGGGTGTCTCCGTGGGAGCATTCTTGTGACCGTTGTCATCCGTGTTGGTGGTGTCGCTGTCCTTGGTGTCATCGATTGCGAAGATTCCGTTCAGGGCATACTTTCTGGCATAAGAGGAGGAAGCACCAGTCACCTGAGAGCCATCCATGCCTTTCTTTTCCTTCTCTTCTCTGGCAAATGCGCTCACGGATACGGTCTTTTCATCGGTGGTGTCGATGACCGTTGCAGTCGCTTTGACATAGAAGCGGTCGCTGATATTGATGATTTCATCCGTCAGGGTAAGAAGCAGACCGTTCGCCTTCAGGATGGGCTTTGCTGCCTCGATGATGTCCTCACAGTTCCGGTACTTGTACTTACCGAAAGCATTGTACTGGGACTTGGGTGCTTTCAGTTCAGCCTGAACCTTTGCCAGCTTTGCATACACACTCATTGTTATTCCTCCTCTTTTTTGTTGCAGTACAAGGTGTACAGCAGTTTCATATCTTCCCGGCTAACGCTTCCGTAGTTTTCGACCTTGTCAGCGATAAACTTCTTCAGCAGCTCGGCATCGTGTTCTCCCTGGACAAGCTGTTCGTAGCGATCCACCGGAAGAACGACACATTCTCTCATATCGACCATAAGCAACCTCCTTCTGCTCAAGACTTCACAAGGATTTGCAGGATAAGGTCATGCAACGAAAGGTCGTTGCGCTCCTGCAAAATACTATTGATGGCCTCTATGTACTGGTCTTTGGTCATTGAATTATCCTCCTTTAGTCAAAACATTCTGATTTTTTACTTTTCATCTTTGGAATCTTCCATGGTCTGAAGCCAGTCCCGGAAGGCTTTGATAAGTTTGAGAATCACTTCCTGGCTCCCTCCCACTTCTGCTGAAGAAGGATGCGCTGTTCCTTCAGCTTGGCATTCAGTGCATCAATCCGTTCCTGCTTCAGATGCAGCTCCAACTTCAGCCGTGTAATCTGGTCACCATCAGGGATCCGGGTTCGCATGGTTTCCATTTCGTCCTTGTAGACCCGGACGGAATAACGCAGGTCTGCATTTTTTGCTTCCAAGTCCCGGATTGTGTTGTAGAATTCAATGCACCGATTACCCAGCGCACAGGCCATGAAGAAAAAGATCACAGCCAAAGCACCCAGTGCTAAACTCCATGCATTCATTGCTTCTTCTCCTTTTCTTCGAAAGCATTAGCTTTCATTAGTTCTGAGTAAAACTTCCGGCAAGCTGCTTCCAGGTTCGCCCGGAACTCTTCCGGTGGCATTTTGCTAGGATAAACCCGGACTATAGCTTTTTCGGAAACATAAGTCACAACTTCTCTCATTGTGAGCCTCCTTCTAATGGTGCTTAGTCCGCAAAGAAGATTCGGTCAATCAGATCACTGTCGAATCCGTAGCGGTTGCTGATCAAGCGGATCTCATGCAACCGGAATTCTGCTCCGTCCTCATCTATCTTCTTGCAGAGAGTCTGCTCAGAGATACCCAGGTATTCAGACAGGGTTGCATCCGTGTCTCCGAAGAGATCCATGATGCTTCTGAAAAGTTCTTTATTCACACTTGCCATCCTTTCTGTTTGCCATCTTTGTGACCTCCTTCACATAGATAAATACGGTTAAACCGTATCTTGATGCAAAAAAATAATCTTATCGTATGGAATTCCGGTAACTTCACCGATTGCTTTTGCCTGGGAAACAGTGGGTTCAGATCTTCCCTTTTCCCAATTTATAACCGTACTTTCAGACACCCCTACCAGTAAACCGAGCTTCTTTTGGGTCAGGTTGGCAATTTTTCTTGCCACTGGCAGGGTAACTTTTTCAATAGCCATTCAGCCACCTCCAGATAATTTTGTATTACGGTTTAACCGTAATGCTATTCTACAATAGCTTTTCTTGTTTGTCAAGGGGTTAAACCGTAATTATTTCAGTTTTTTCTTGACTTTGTTACGGTTCAACCATATAATAGAAGCAAGGAGGTGAGCCAAGTGGACGATAATCGCAATAAGCAAATCATGGCCAGTAATATCAAGCGGTATATGGAAATGAAGGGTGTTACAAATCAGCAACTGTGTGATGCTCTTGACTTCAAATACACCACTTTCATGGACTGGATCAAAGGTGTGACATACCCCAGAATTGGCAAAGTGGAAGCCATGGCAAACTATTTTGGTTGTGAAAAGTCTGATCTGATTGAAGAAAAAATGACCGAAGAAATAAAAAAAGACAACGATACTATTTCAAGCATCGTTGTCCGAATGACCACGGATAAAGATTTTCTGGCTGTTGTTGAATCTCTCTATGCCCTTGATTCAGAACAAATCAAAGGCATCCAAGGAATGTTAAAGGCTTTTAACAAGGATCTGTAAAATCAAATCCAGCAAAGGAAGGCTATTGCACCTACTCATTAGAATGTTAATTTTCTCTATGTACTGCTCTTTGGTCATTGGAATTGCCATCCTTTCTTCCTGGGTGGTAGGGAACTGCTGTTCGTTAAAGCTATTTTACAATAATATTTATCTACTAAGCAAGCAATTTTCCATATTCGGAAAATTCTGTTTTAGAACTTATGTTTGAATTATAACTGTCACCGTGTCCAATAAAATGGACTGAACCAAAGAACATGTTTTTAATGTGGTGTGGGGCTGTCCAGTGCCAGCTATTCAACCCCACACCTGGCCGGGCTGATGGATCTTGCTGGATCCACTATCAGCCTATCATCGGATGTCAAAATTTTCAAGAAGCAGAAGTGTTGTTTGCGTATCACTTGCATTTGTCCATGGCTCACTTATGCTTCGCAAAGTATCACAAATGATAATAGGTGAAAAATATGTTTGAAAAATGTATAAAATGCAACCGTATAGGAGAAAGTTGTGTCCCCAATTTGATGCTTCTTCCCTTCTCAGAACTTATCCAATGGTGTGACAAAAGACAGAAACATCTTGGATGGACAAACCAACAACTTGCCGACCACCCAAAATGTCAAGTTCCGGTTGGAACAATCAAGCGCATTAAGCAAGGTGACTATGCTGACTGTAAGTATTCAACCATCAAAAGCATTCTGATTGCCCTGATTGGTGGGACAACGGATGAATTTTCCTGCACGGAACAGGTTGAAAGGGAACTTCAGCAGATGGAGCAGTTGGAAAAGCAAGCTGCAAAGCTTTCTGTTGTAGAAGCGGAAAATGAAATGCTGAAGGCACGGCTTCAGGATGTGGACAAGCTGCTTCGGAACATTGACGAGCAACACCGCAAGGACATCCGTGCTGTCAAAGAAGAATATCAGGAGCAGATTGCTTTTCTGAAGGAAGAACTGAAAGCTTGGAGATCCATGCACCAAATTAAATAAGGAGTGATTTATGTGGCACCAGTAAACCGAAATCTTTACGCTATTTATTTGAGAAAGTCAAGAACCGACCTGGAACTGGAAGCAATGGGCGAAGGTGAGACCCTGGCTCGGCACTATAACATGCTGATGAATCTTGCATCAAAGCACGAAATCCACCCTGACCAAATCACGGTCTACAAGGAATTGGTTTCCGGTGACAGTATTTCTGAAAGACCGGAGATGCAGAGACTTCTGACCGATGTCTATACAAAGAAGTATAAGGGTGTGCTTGTGGTCGAGGTCGAGCGCTTGGCCCGTGGAAACACTAAGGATCAGGGTGAAGTTGCTGATGCATTTACCTTCTCCGGAACTCATATCATCACCCCATCTAAGATATACGATCCGAACAATGAATTTGACCAGGAGTATTTTGAGTTCGGTCTGTTCATGAGCCGTAGAGAATACAAGACCATCAAGCGCAGACTGGAAGCTGGAAAGCTGCAATCTGTCATGGAAGGCAACTATATCCTTTCTCACAAGACATTCGGATATGATATTGTCAGAGAATCAAAGAAAGTACGCTATCTGGTTGAAAATCCGGAACAGTCAAAATATGTGCATATGATTTTTGACTGGTGGACTGAAGAAGGAAAATCTTGTGACTGGATTGCAAAACAAATGACACTGATGGGTGTCACCCCTATGAAGAAGGGCAAGGAATGGAGCAGAAACACCATCCGGGATATGTTGAAGAATGTCATCTATGTTGGAAAACTAAAATGGAATGACATGAAGACTGTCAAGAAATTTGATTCTGCAACAGGTCAAATGTCAAAAGGTCGTGTGAAGTCTGCACCAGAAGATGTCATCATTGTTGAGGGCAAACACAAAGGCATTATCAGTGAAGAACAGTTTGCAAAGGCACAGGCCAGATTTGGAACACAATCCCACAAGAAGACAGAAACGAAGCTGAACAACCCCCTTGCTGGCCTTCTGCGTTGCAAGGACTGCGGAAAAGTCTTGGCTTGGCTTGAATACCCTGACAACAGAACCACACGACTTCAGCACAAAAGAAGCTTTGTATGCAACAAAAAATCACTTCCTGCTTACCAGGTTCTTGATTCCTTTGTGGAAGCACTAAAAGAAATCATTGCTGACTTTGAAATCAAAATGGAAAGCGGAAATGATAATACAGAATTGATTCGTCATCAGGATATTATTTCTGACCTTGAAAAAGAACTTGCAAGCCAAGAAAAAAGAAAACAGCGGTTGTTTGATTCTTGGGAAGCTGATGATGGAACATATACCAAAGAAGAATTCATTGAACGGAAGCAGAAATACACAGCAACCATTGAGGCAATAAAAAGCAAAATCCAAGAAATGAAGAAAGCTGTCCCGGTGCCTGTGAACTATGCTGAACAAATTGTGACCCTTCACCAGATGATTGACTGCCTGAATGATACAAACCTGGATGCCCAGGCAAAGAACGATTTCCTGAAACAGTACATTGACCGGATTGATTATGATGTCATTGACTTTGGACAGGCCAAGGGTGGACAGGCCGTGCTAGATGTGTATCTGAAGTAAGGGCAATTAATTTTGCCCTTGGTTAGTATCATGAACATTCGATTTTAATCTACTATTCATCATACTAATGATGCTCCAACCATTACCGCACCGCCATTATAGCCTATACGGACACAAAAAGGAAGACTGAATTGTCTTCCTTTTTTGTATATTGACTTCCATATTTTTGGGATTTATAATATTTTCAGAATTTTGAAAGGTGGTGCTTCCGATGATCATCGAAGTGAACGAACTGGATTATTATGGCTTCCATTTGGAGTATGTAAAGAATACTGGGTGGAAGATTGTTCTGAAGGATGTGGAGTTCCTGTTCCCTACCATGCAGGATGCACAGAGGGCTTGCAGACAGTTCCGAGATATTGTGAAGGAGAGCAAAGGGAAGATAATCATTCCTACACGATAAAATTCATGGAGTTCGATCTGAATTAAGGAGCGTTGAAAATGAGTTTATCCGAACTAAACGAAATAGAACCTCGACCTTCAGGCTCTTACCATATTTGTGCGGAGGATATTTTACTCTCCCCTGGTGAACCACCCGTTTCTCCAGGCCGTATTTCGTATCCGCAAAACGGAATGATGTATAAACTATCCAGAGCAAATGAGGTAAATAAACACCTTGTTCAGGGTGCGCTTGACTATACATCAGCGATAACCAATCAAACAAACCCCTATCTTTTTTCTGTGGTCTGGAGTTCGCTCTACTATACAGTCAGCGACATTATCGGAAGAGAATGCATCCAAAACGAGATGGAGATTGGCTTTGGTAATGCTTTGAAATCTGTATTTGGTGTTATAGATCCCCAAACACAACAAACCCTTCTATCTATGCATCATTCAATGCAGAACGACTTTGCATCCATTGGCATAACTCCTCTGACCTTGTCTTCAATCACGGAAGTTCACAGCCTAACGCTAACCTTCGCAAAGTATTTCGGTCTGTATCAGAATTCGATTGTGGACGGTGGCACTCTGGCCAGGAAATACCTAGCAGTCGTTGACAGTGTAAGAAATGCATTGCATACCCCTGTCAAACCGCCCCAAAGACCGCAGCCCTCGCCACCTCCCGTTACTCCTACAACAAGTAAGCCTCACAAACAGCCTCCTGCTTCATTTACCCCACCATCCTCCAAAAAGAAACAGCGAATGAGTCCGTGGATTATTTTTCCTATTGTTTTTGTACTCCTTGTTTGCATCGTTTCTTTGACTCCTGATTCTGATTATTCAACTACTAGCGTTCCTGTCACAACTACACCCAAGCCAGCACTTGAGCCAAGAGCAAGACCAGTAACCGGGCAAGTTCTTGCTGGTAGCACTGGTGAAGGTTCTGAGATCACTATAATCGCAAGCGCTTCCGAAGACTATGTTGTAACCCTAAAAACAACATCGGATTCATTGGTATGTGCCTTTTATGTAAGGGCCGGAGATATAGTGACAGTACCTGTCCCAGAAGGGAATTTCTATGTTTACTTTGCATCAGGAGATGAATGGTACGGTTACGGCAAGGGTCTCATGTTCGGTGAAAACACAACCTACTCGAAAGATGATGAGATCGTCGATTTTTCCCAATATACAATCCAATATACACTTTATCCTGTTACCAATGGCAACTTCAGTGAAACCCCAATAAGCGAAAACGAATTCTTTTGATGTGTAAATCCCCAAATAAGCAGAAAAAAAGGGAGGGCATAAAGCCCTCCCTTCCTTAGTTTATATCCATGTGATAAGAACCAGCGCAGATTTTATACCAATAGCGAATCTTTCCGGCATTTTTCAGCTTGTTAAGATAAGATTCAATTGTTGTAGCAGAAACACCAGGTGCCTTGAAGTCAACAGCCTTGCCTTGTATATGTCTGCTGTTTTTTGCACTGCCAGACAGAGAATCGTTATACTTCTGACAGCGCACACCAGAACCACCAGAATGCCCATCAGGTGGGACGATAATCACAGCTTTACCAAATGCCCCACGCATTTCATCAACTATTCTTACAAGTGCTTCTTTCGGTTCTACCGGGAATCCACCGCACTTTCCGCAAGGGCATCTGAATTCTTCACGGGTAAAGTATTTGATTTCCTTCCAGAAGCCACTTTTGTTTGCAGTTGATGTGCTTTCCGCTTTCTTAGTTGGCATACCATAAGTAACTGCGTGTTTCAGTGCCTTTTCAGTATCGTTACCGCAGATGCCATCCGCTTTCAGACCATAGTCTTTCTGGAATGCTTTGCAAGCGACAGAAGATAACTGCCCCCAATCGCCATCGACCTTTCCTGCATAATATCCTAAGTATTTCAGTAAGCATTGCTTTTGTTCAACAGTCATCGTTCATCATCCTTTGCAAGAAAAATATTGGGGAGCCGTTGCCGACTCCCCGTTGAACCTTATTCCACTTCCGGCAGACCAGCAACAGAGGTCAGCAGAGAGAGGACACCAGCCAGGACGGATGCAGATCCGACCATCATCCAGTTGACCTCACCCATAACGGCAGCAGTGCCGATTGTTGCCATAGCGGTCTGGGCCACAGTCTTGATGGCTCTCATTCCGGCAGCTTTAATCCAGTGCATCCAGTATTCTTTGTTTCTCATAGTAACCATCCTTTCACAGACCAATTTTCGCCAAAATAAAACCAGCTATCGCAGCGACAACAATGCCGATAATCTGACTGATCAGATTCTCCCATCGCTGTCCAGGCTTACTGGCAAGGCTTTTGACATCACTTTTGATTTCCTTCACATCATTTTCGACAGCTTCTTCCCGGACAGCCAGCACCTTAACAGTGCTGACAAGGTCATCCAGGTTGTCCTGTCTTTTTTCCAACTCATCCAACCGATGCGTATTCGACTTGGAGCGATCCTCCACTTCGGTAAGACGATGCTCAATTTGGATATCCATACTACTCACCTTCTATCAAGCATTTTCAAGTGCGCTTACTCTCTCTTCCAGGGATGTGATACTGCCCTCTACCGACCCAATCCTAGTCCCCAGGCTTGTTGCTGTTCCATTGAGACCAGAGATATTCCCCTCCGCAGTAGCCATCCGCTCCTCAAGGGAGAGGATGGCTTGCTCATGTTCAAAGATATCTGTTTCGGTTTTGCTCAATCGGTTTCCAAGGGAAGAGGTGGCCGTTTCCAAATTGGAAATAGCCACCTCGGCTTCATCCAGATCCTTTCCCAATGTCTCAAGCGCACCAGTGGCATAGGCCATGAACTGCGCAAGAGTCTGGTTCAGTCTGGAAATGAGGTCACCTTGCCGGGAATTCTCAGTCTGCTGATCAGCGAACACCTGACCGAAGTTGTACTTCCGTTCCAGGTCGGAGGGAGTTCTCACTCCCTGTCGATCCTGCTTACTCATATAACCACCGCCTTACCATGAGATATTACCTTCCGCATCCACATCGAATCCCAACTCCTTCAGGATGGCCTCCATCTCCTGATAGGAGATGTCATCTCTGCTGTTGAGGTATTCGACAATATCATAGTTGTAGCTGTCATCGGCATTGTACTGGCTCTTGAACAGAATCAGCTTCATGCCGTATTCAATATCCAGGCCGTTGATATACGCAAGGATCTTTCGCTTTCTGGATCCGCTGATGGAGTTGCCGTATTCATCCTTGTCTGCCTTGATGTTATAGAATGCATCATGGTGTACCATGTAGGATTCGTAACCGCCACAGGCAGTTGCAACAGCATATTCACCCGGCTTTTCATAGGCGAAGTTGTACATATCTCTGTTGTTCCAGTATTCACTGTAACTAATTCCAAGCCCCTGAGTGACTTTCTGCTCCATCTGGTAATACCAGTTCTCGGTTCCGTCTGCCTTAAGAGGTTTGATTTCATACCAGTTTCCGCTCTCGGCATCGAAGTTATACCGTCTGTCACCAGCTTCCGCATAAAGGCCATCCACACGGGCATTGTTGTAGTTACCAAGTCCCTCTTCCATCAGCGCATTGATTTGTGCCTGAATTTCACGCACTCGCATATACTTCACGGAATCAGGAAGGTCACTGTTCTGGATCTCTCGCTTCTGTGCGTAAAGGTCACTGGTTTCATAGCCGATAGACCGCATATACATATACCGGAATCTATCCAAGTCCGTGGCATCTCTGGAGTTTGCCCGGATTTCCAGTTCATCCTGAGTATCATAGAAGTCTGTAACCGTCTGACTGTTGAGAACAGCATCCGTAGTGAACTTATCTCGGAAAGGAGCAAGGATCTCACCCCAGAAAGAATCGTCACCACTTTCTGCCCTCGGAGTCATCATCGGTAAGACGAAGTCAGCGAGACCGCCACCATACTGGTTGAGGAGGTAGTTGATCTTATAAGGAGACCAACCAAAGGTCTCGCCAAGCCTCTTACTGAGGAAATCAATCTTTTCATCGTACTGCTCTTCTGCCGGGAGGTTTTGCAGTCTGGAAGGAACCAGATCCTCCCCGTACCAGGTTCTGTTTTGACTGACCTGACGGATGGGGGCGATGATGTTGTTGTCGAAGGGATTGTTGGGAGCCAGATTAGCCAGAGCCAGAGAACCCAACTCCAGGAACCGGGCCATATCCACTTCGTCATCGCCAGTGGCAAAGTCCATGACCATTTCCATTGCGTTCTGCAATACCGCCAGCGTTCTGCCTTTGGGAATACGGATGAACTTACCGTCATCGTATTTGCCGACAATATAGTAGTCCTGCTTGACATAGTCAGCCAGGTCTTCATATTCCTCATCGTCTTCCCACATAAGATTATTCAGCAGTACCGGTGCCAGACCGCCAATTGCCCATCTTGTTGCGAGGCCCACATAACCCATAAAACCCTTGTGGTGTGCTTCACGGATGTTTCTAGCCTCCTGGATAGCGCCCTGGACAGAGGCATTCAGGAATGTACAGCCGTTCCGGTTAAAGAACTTGGTCACATCACCGCCAGCTGCGAAGTTGGTGGTAACTCTGGCAGCATCCAACATGGATTCTTCGATACCACGGCCAGCTTCCCGGCTTGCAATATACTCCGCAAGTCGAGGAGTCATCTCAATGTAGTCGTTGCCAGCAAACACCGTATCCAGGAACCGCTTCAGCTTGGGATCTTCCTTGAAGCCAGACTCTTTATCGAAGTAGGTATTGGCCTTACCACCATTTTTGAGATACTCCTGATAATACTTACCATTGGATATCATCTCGCCAATTGCTTTCGGAATGGTGAGATAGGTCTTTCCAGGGTGCTGAGAGTTGGTCAGAACTCCCTGAATATCCTTGATGGGATTGGTCAAAGCAAACAAGGGGTTGTACTGGGTAGTCAGCCCTCTGAAGATGCTGTTGATATGGCTCAGAACAGGAACTTTCTTCTGCCAGACAGGGTTTTGGGGTTTCATAGCTTCGTACATCTGCTTGGTGATCTCAAATGTCACTCTCTGCCCATTTTGATACACTGTATATGTGGGCTTTCCGTCATTCTGTCCGAGCATATCATCCATGTCCAGGCTCTCCATGAACTCATTTGCATTGGAATCGCTGTGTTCAATTACGCTACCAAGTGTATTCATCAGTTCAATGCCGAAGTTGTTCTTTGCGATAGCCCTGTAGGTCTGCTCTGTGCGAGTAGCCATAGCTTCCAGGATGTTCATCGGCTTGCCGTTACCACCAGTCGCTCTCTTGACCGGAGCATTGACTCCCAGGTGCTTGGACTCGTTGATGATGTTGCCTTCAGCATCTGTTCTGTAAATCGGCACATAGTGCGGATACATCTCAGCCCATTTGTCTGCAACTTCCTGGGTAATGACTCCTGCCTTCACAAGCATATCTCTCAGATGGTCATTGAAGTTGTATACATTCCTGGCCCAGCCAACGAACTCCGGATTTGCTTTCAGAAGCTTTTCTACTTCAGCCATAGAGATATCTGCGGTAACCCCGTCACCAAGCACAGGCTTGTTGTAAGACCCAGGGAACCGATCCGCAAGCGACATTCTGTCGATGTTGTGCATGTGCTTCAGATACTTATCGAACGCATCGCCCTTGCCAGCTTTATTTGCTCTGTCCACAATGGCCTTCAGAGACATGACTCCGTTGGCCTTGTCACCATTGCCAATCAGGTGCTGTGCAGCGGAAGAAGCATTCCGGATGAAGTTCCACTTGGCATCGACTCCTCGATTTCCACTTGCAAATGCCAGATCCTCAAAGATCATGCCGTTGTCACCAAGATGTTCCTTCACAGCTTCCCAAAGGTCATTCCGCTTCCGAGATTTGAAAGACTCTACCTTTTCTCTTTTCTTGATGGAAGGCATCTCATCTGCTTCCGGAGTTCTATTTCCCACAGGGGCAATGTCTCCATCGGCAAAGGGAGGAGCAATGTTCATCGTTCCTCTGGTCATGATATCCTGGGAAATCTCATCCACTACTTGAGAATAGAATGCTTCCTTGTCATATTCGCTATGGCCTTCAATGACAGTTCCGTGAGGTGTTTCAATTCTGTAAGAATATCCGTCACCATCATCCGTCCGGTGGATCGTGTAACCATGAATGGTGGAAGTATCGCTGTCCGCATTGGCCAGCTGCTGAATTGCAGAATTCACGAAATCGGCATAAGGGACGCTCTTCTTCTCAAGAAGGATATCCTTACCGTATACATGGTAGTTGCCGACAGGAGCAATGTCTTCATCCAGTTCAGACAAGGAGTTTTGCCTAAAGACAGGAGCAATATCATCATCGTCTGCCAAGGAATTTTGCTTGACATAAGGGGCAATATCTGGTAAAATATTCCTAGAAGGTTCCGATTCGGAAACCGTCGCCTGGGTCTGGCGAATAGCGGTTTTCGTCTTGGGACTTTCTTTTTTTATGTCAAGTTCTTCGTTTGACTGTAGCAAGGCAAGATGTTCAAGGTAATCAAACTCTTCCCCGTCACGATATTGATCCGGTTCAAAAACAGTTACCGTGGTGTGATATTCATCTCCGTGTCCGTCTTTTTGAATAAACCTTTCATCAATATAGCTATCAAACTCAATAACTGCGACACATTCCTTGCCACTGTCCAGTGTTACAAAGAACACAAAATTATCCGGTGCAGGAAGATAAATCTTTTTCCCGTCTTCAATTTTTGTTTTAACTCTGTCTTTCTGGTGAATTGCTGCAAAAGAATCATCCAGTTTTTCAATGACTTCCAGAATCTCATCCGGTGTCAAAGCGTGATGCCTAACAACGGTTCCGTCACGCTCTATATGTTGACCGTCTAGCTGAGACTGACGAGCCTTTTTCGCTTGCATGGCCAACGGCTTGTCGGAAATATCGATGCCAGCATTGCTCAAGGTGGCAATAATGGTATCAGAAGTGTGGGGACTTACCGGGAAATAGGTGTTCTGATTCAGCCGACCTTTTCGAGACAACACCATGTAGTTAAGAGAATCCTCTCTTGTGGTATTGGCCGGGTCAACGGAAGACTTATTCCCATCTGAGTCCTCAACCAGAAGAGAATATTTAGCCGTGCCAATCTCTGCCTTTCTTTTGGCATCTTCGCCCTTTAGGTCATAGATGACAGAGCCGTAGGTAGTGTTGTCATATCCTCTGATGCCACGAACATCTATGCCCTCATAACCAAGAGCTTTCATGAATCTGGTAGATGCACTGTCTGCTGTTTTCATTGAATCATAGTCATAGTTTGCTTCTCTGATTTCCGTCTGGATGTCGGAAATAATTTTGCGAACCCGAGACTCGCTTACACCTAGCAAAGAAGCGACATCTTTGACACTGTTGTTCCAATCCTCGAAACTCCAAATGCGTCTACGAATCCAGGAGTCATCCAGCATTCTTTCTAAGTCGTAAGCTGTCCTGTCTTTATTATCGAGCATCTCAATGACTTCTAGTGTGGTAAGGTCATCGCCATTATCCAGTGACAATGTACCATCATCAGAAAGCCAAGTGTCTGGTAAGTGTTTCTGTAGTTCACGAGAGACTCCATACCGACCAACCACACGACTAACTAAGTTGATTGCAGTATACAGTGCTTCGGTATCATCGTCCCAATCGAGATCATCAAACTGATCTTTGATTGCATCAACCTCCGCATCAGTAGATACAAGGCTGGGGTCTCTGTCGTAATAACTGTTAACACCCTTTAGGAAGCCGTGTAGCAACCGAGCATTCTCACTCGTCTTCGGCTTGAACAGATTGTACTTATTGAAGTCAACCTTCTCATGCGGTCTTTTTCCATAAGAGTCATAGGAAATTTCGGCCTCATCACCCACAAAGTAAGTTCCTGTGCCATAGTGTCCTGTGTCTCTGCCACCAGTCTGCATAGCAAGGCTCTCGCTCTTGCCAAGGTCTCCAGCGTGATATC